GCCGGTGGACGACTTATATTGAGAATGACGAGTGGAAGATGAACTATGAACTTATCGAACAATCGCATAATTACGATGACTTTTGTGAATATCTTAAACATAAAAAAATCCTAAACGCGATCGCCCAGGGCTGGGCGCGGCTTATATCGGTAGACCTTGTTCAAATACCAAATCCCTTCGAATGGTGCGATACGCTCTTAATGCATGCACTCGCGCTCGATTTGTCGAACGTGGTCAACCGGTCGATGGTCGACAGCTACATCGAACAGTTACGCGAGTATTCCAATGAGCTGAAGGTGGTGCCGCCACCGGTCATCGTCCTAAAGGTCGAAGAGCTGAAAACAAAAGAAATTCAAAAGTCGACAAAGTTCAAGATTATGGACTTTCTCGAAGGTATTGAGAAGGGGGTCCTGTAAATATAATTTCTTAAAGTATATATAGAGATAAAACCCGATGGTTTCGCCCGCAATGGATACGCCGTCAATCATTCATGCCGAACAAATTGGTGCATTCTTTTGGACCTTTCTCAGCATCGTAGGTGTCGTACTGATGTTACTCACCTATATGTACATCACCAAGCTCGAGCGCATCAACTGTGCGTGCGCGGAGCATCCGTACAAGAACTTCATGAAGAATTACATCATCTTCGCGGTGATCTTCCTTGCGATCACCGCCTTCATGCCTCCCTCGCAGGTGGTCGGTATGGCCGGCGAGACCTGTGGCATAGTTTATGCGGTCATTACCTGGGTGTACAACATTGCGACGATCGTCTTCTTTGTCTACGCCCTGCAGTACGTCCGCTTCCTCGTGCGTGAGAAGTGCCAGTGCTCGGAAGACATCCGTCGCGAGGTCCTGTATTGGTGGTCGATCATCGAGCTCGTGATCTTATCGATCCTCGTCCTTCTGCCCTTCCTTATCGTCTTCGTGAGCGGCGGCGTGGCGCTTTCGATCATGACGGGCAAGGATGCGGTGTCGAACATGCAGAACTCGGTGATGATGACGACGGTCAACCCACTTAAGGGCGCGAAAAATGCGACGAACGCGCTTTCATCCTCGATTAAGAAGGGGCTCTCGAAGGTGAAGAATTTCTCAAAGTAAATAATTACTTACTTATTTTTTGCATATATAACACATGTTACATAAAAAATTGATATTAAAATTCGCTGATATAATCATCTTTACGATGAATTACTTCACATTGTTGCCCATCGAGCTAAAAGAGAAGATCTTAAGAGAGACCCTCGGTGATGTGCCGACGATGCTCGAACGGCTCTCGCTCTCTTCGGGCAAGTACAACGTGAACCGTGATTTTCAAGAAGTGTATCACCGGATAATACCGGTTCGGATCGGTCAAGGGGATAAATACACTCTAAACGTGTACAAGTCGTACACCGACTTTCACAAACGTACATTTATTAAGCTCAAAATAGATATTTTTCTGAAATATGTAACGGTGCCATCGCAAGACGTTCTTACAATTCTTCGTAACACGATCTCTTTTAATCTCGATTGTCCCGTATACACGCTCTACAAGGCGCTCTCAAAGTACAACCATCTCATCATGTTAAAGGCTCTCAAGAATACCGATGAACACGACCTCTATATCGCAAATTCGGCGGTGAAATACGGTCACGTCAGCGTGTTAAAGTATATAAATTTGACCAACATCCGCGAGTCGATGCCGTACATCTTGTACAACGCATCGATCGCCGGTCACATGCAAATTATCGAATATTTGCACGAATACACCGAGTCGCGCGACTTCGCAACTTCGGCGAGCGCATGTGCGGGCGCCGCCCTCGCGGGCAACTTGCCGCTCCTCAAATGGTTCCGCGCCCATAACTCCAAATGGGATTATACGACGTGTACGAATGCGGCGAGGGGTGGCCACCTCGACGTCCTTATGTGGGCGCGCAAGAAGCGTTGTAAGTGGACGAAAGACGTCTGTGATATCGCCGCGCAAGCCGGTCATCTCGATGTGCTCGAGTGGGCGCATGCGAATGGTTGCTACTGGGGGCTCGACACCTGTATCGCCGCATGCTGGGGAGGAAACCTTTCGATTCTCAAATATCTGCACGAACACAAGTGCCGCTGGAACCAAAAAGTGATCCATACAATTATGTCGTACGGTAGCCTCGACATACTCAAGTACGTACACAGCCACGGCTGCCCGTGGGACGATCTGGCGACGCTATACGCGGCCCAAAACGGTCACTTCCACATTTTACAATACCTGATCGAAAATGGGTGCCCGATACACGCGGACATCTGCACCTGGGCCTCGCACCAAAATAATCTTCAAATGCTGATTTACGCACACACGAAAGGCTGCACCATGCACCTAATCGTAAAAGAATACGCTCTCAAATACGACAACGAAGAAATGCTCGAATATTTTATACAGAATACTTAAAATACGAAAGGCGTGCGTTATTTTTCTATTTCCGTAAAATCCTTTTTGGTAAGTGCTCGTCCAAAACTAAATTTCCCACATAAAAATAAAACATAACGTATTTCTGAATATAATTTTTCAAATATGTGTACTTCTTCGCTTTTGTAATTTCGTAGTGTTTCGCAAAATTCGTTCTCGTCGTCGAGACTTGTTATTCATTTTTCTGCATTCTCCTATAGTAAGCTGAAAAATTATGCGCTCGCGAAAAACTTCTCGGGCCCATAAACGATTCATATAACTCTGGAAGGAAAGAATGCGCTGCTTCAAAGGTTTAGGGTTTTTCGGCCGCCGCCCCGACCACTGTTACCGCCCCGACCGCGCGCGGTCGGACGTGGGCGCGTTCCGGTGAGGATACCATTGATGTCGGCGGTGTCCTCGATTATCGAGGTGATTTCCTCGTCACTGATCGAAAGAGTCTCGACGCGGTTCGCCATCGTTTCGACGTTTGTGTTAATGTCCTTGTGGACGTTTTTCATAATTGAATCGATCGATGGTCCGCTCATCTTCTGTTGCGACGGCGGGGGCGTCATTTGGGGCATCCCAACACCGTTTCCGCCCATCAACCCCGCCAGACCGCCACCGCCGAGTAGGTTGCCCATCATGCCAAAGATGTCCGATGATTGTTGCGGTGCAGCCGACGGTTGTGGCGGTGCGGCCGACGGCATCTTCATACCGGTGTATTGTTGTGATGCGGCCTGTTGGAACTGTTTCATCAGTTCGGGATTCGAACGCAGTACTTGCTCGACACCCGGCATCGGTTGCTGTTTAAACATGCTGCTGGTCAGATGGAACATGAACGCACTGCCCGAAAGACTCATCATCAGGCGTAACTCGGGCGCCATCTTGCGCCCGCTTCCCTTATACTTGTCGTGGAGCTCTTCGAAGATGTCGTCGTAATCGTTCACGTTTTCGTGGACCTGTTCGGACCATCCGTCGATTTTGACGTCGAAGGGATCGAAGCGACTGTTCATAAATTCGATACCGGTCACGCACGCCATCAGCATCTTGCGCTGGAAACGGATCGACGTGTCGACCTCTTTTTCGCGAACGATCCGATGGTACTCAGTGCGCATCTCTTCAAGATTTGACTGCATTGTGAACTTGCGCGGGAGCCGGAAGCCTTTCGACTCAAGTCGATCCATCTGGTACAATATCTCTTTTTTCTCGTTCACTTCGCTCTCTAAGCGTCCGCGCTCCTCCGAGATCCGCGCACCAAAAGCGTCCTTTTTCGCTTTTGGTGCGATCACGCTCGCCGCCTCTGACGACGCGCTGCTCGACGCGCTGCTCGACGCGCTGCTCGACGCGCTGCTCGACGCGCTGCTCGATGCGCTGCTCGATGCGCTCGATAAGGGTGCGGCCGGTCGCTTCTTGACGACGTACTCTTCGTCAGAGGCCTCCGATCCCGACCGGCTCGACGAACCGCGCGATAGTGCTTCGCTCGTGATTTTGTTTCGGTTTATAAGCATGTCCGCGCCTAAAGACGGACCCGATAGACCGACAGGTGGGCCAGATCTTTTCATGTTAAAACTCGGTTTTGTGGTATCAAAATCGATAATGCTATCGTCATCGTTATCGTTATCGTTATCGTTATCGTTATCTTCCGAACGTATCACTATAGACGGGTTCTGCATCATCGCTAATTTATATTTTTGTACATCTTTTTAAGTGCAATAATTACGCGCACCGGATCTTCAGATCAACCAAGCACGCATCGATGCTCTTCCAGAACTTGGTGATCGATCGGCCAAGCTTTAGCGAGATTGCCTCGTTACTTTTGAGATTCTGTAAAAGATACTTGATGTTCGATTTAGAGTACTGGCCACTCGTCTCTTGACGAGGCGTCGGCTTCCGCGCGTTGACGGGACGGCTGATGTTCGAAATGTCGCGAACAGGACTTTTGATATAAGAAAGCGCCATGCAGAGGGTGTCGGCTAGATCGTCTTTTTTTTTCGTCATGGTCCACAGCTCGGTCATTGTGATCGACTGCGGATTTGCGTCCATCCATGTCTTGCACACGTTGATCGACGCCTTTTTGCGCGCATGATACTTTCGTTTGCCCGTTCCACTATTTTCCTGCCCCGTCCCACACAGCTTGTGAACGGGGCTATAGATGATCACTTCGGCGTGGCCCTGCATTCGGAAATACATCTCGATGTAACATTGGATGTTTGTCATCTTGCGCGTCATCTGTCGTTCGATCAGCACGACCGATCCCTTGACGGTCTCGTGAAAAGCGTTAAACTCAGCGACGATGGCCTTGCATATATCGTTTCCGTATCCGACGTTAATTATTTTCCATAGCACGATCTGCTTCGTCGTCTCGTCGAGGCAACAGATCGCGAGATTCTTAATTCCAACATCGATCGTCAGTAGCATTATTGTGGGCGCGTATATATAAATATATACGTATTTCTTTAGACCGTGGTAGAGTTCCAGCAGCTCGCCTGCAACTGCTTGATGATGCTTGGGGTAAATGCGAGGACATTGTTCTCGATGATGAGCTTTTTGAGTTTTTTGAAGAAGGTATCGTTCACGTACTTCTTATTCTCGGTGCTAATCTGGCGGCACTTTGTTGCGAACCATTTGTATTTATCGGCCATCATTTTGTTGACGTCATTGCTTTTAAAGATAGGACACACGATGCCCTGGGTGACGAGCGCATCGATATAGCCGCTCACACTTGGATGTTGCAAATGGGCGTCGGGAATATCTTCGATGATATTTTCAAAGACCATAAAGTCGTAATCAGGGCAGAGCAAAAGATGCTGTTGCATATCGGTGTAGACAGCGTTATTATCGATTATCATGAAGTGTTTCTCGAGGATGTAGGCTTTCTGGCTCTTCGTGAGGCGCGTCTTGCCGAGCGAGCGCAAGATGCGCGGGTAGATTTTGGCGATGGTTTTTTTGTACCCTCCGCCCATGACGCTGACACAGTCATCGCGCGTGAAGATCGGTCGTTGAAACTTGATGTTGTACGCCTTTTCGACCCATTGGATCTCACGATTCGCCCAGACGCGCTCGCTCGCGGTGTATATGAAAAAATAGATATTGTCGTTAAAGTGCGCCTTGAGTTCTTCAATAAACTTGACCAGACCGCGTCGGATCAGGTAGCTTTCGCGAGTAAATGCCTTCGGTACCACCTTGTTATCCGACTTTAATTTGACGCCATTTTGCTTATAGTACTGTTCGAGCGAGTGACGATACGACTGATAATCGACACGTCCCGCAACTGTGCCATCCCAGTCGAGGATCACGATGTATGGAAGGGCGGTGTCATCGTTCGAGCTCATATATACCTTTACAAAAAGAAAGAAAATATATGCGCGTACGTACGTCTGCTCCGATCTAGGAGCCGCACATCAGACAGCCTTCGGCATTCTCGCGGCTGCACGCGAGGATGGCCTCTTGGACGCTCTTTGCGGTCTCTTGGTTCACGGCGAAGGCGATGCCTTTCACCTTCGGGCGGGTGCGCAGGTAGTAGAGCCCCGTCTTCAAACCCTTCGACCACGCGTAGAAGTGAACGTTCGTCAGAATTGTATAGTCAGGCTCTTCAAGATAGAGATTTAGCGACTGTGTGTGGCAGACGAAGGCCGTGCGGTCGGCCGACTGGTCGATGATCTTCTTCTGTTTAATCTCCCACACGGTCTTGTAGAGCTTGCGAATCTCCTCGGGGATCTCTACGATATGTTGGATGCTCCCTTCACCCGCGATGATCCGCTCTTTCATCTTGGGATTCCACAGATTGAGCGAGAGCAGATCTTTAATCAGATACTTGTTAATCACCGTAAATTCGCCGGCGAGCGTGCGGCGCTGGTAGATGTTCGAGGTGAGCGCTTCGAAAGATTCAGTGTAACCCATGATCTGACTCGTCGTCGCGGTTGGCATCAATGCAATCAGCAGCGAATGACGAAGGCCGTAGGTCTTGATCGCCTCTTTCAGCGTGTCAAAGTCGTAGAGACGAGGCTTTTGCATCCCCTCGTGCATGTCGAACTGGAGGATGCCCTTCGCCGCCGGGCTCGTCGCGAATGACGAGTATGCGCCGAAGTGGCTCGTCATCGCACGCTCGGCGGGGATCCGCTCGAACGTCTCGATATTCTGGCTGCGTTTTTTGGCGATCTCCATCGACGCTTCGAGGGAGGCATGGTACATTGTTTCCGAGATATCGCGGTTGACCTCGGCGGCCTCCGCCGACTCGAAGGGTAGACGGAGCATCATGTAGACGTCAGCGAGACCTTGGATGCCAATACCGATCGGACGGTGCAGCATGTTCGCGTTGCGCGTCTCGGGCGTCGGATAGAAGTTCTGATCGATGACCTTGTCCATGTTATACGTGACCTGTTTAACGACCTTGTGGAAGCGCTCCATGTTAAAGAAGGGCTTGCCATCGTCATCGGTCTCGACGTAGGTCGGCAGCACGATCGACGCAAGGTTGCACACGCCGTATTCCGTCGGCGACGAGTAGATCAGAATCTCGCTGCAAAGGTTCGAGCACTTGATGACGCCGAGGTTGCTCTGGTTCGAGCGCTGGCACCGGTCTTTGTAAAGCATATATGGTCCGCCCGTCTCGATCTGGCTGCGCAGGATCTCGAGCCAGAGCGTCTTCGCCTTGACGACACGCTTCGCCTTGCCGATCGATTCGTAGCGCACATATTCGGCTTCGTACGCGTCACCATAGAGGTTCTCGAGGTTTGGTGCATCGAATGGGCAGAAGAGCGACCAATCGGCGTTCGCCTCGACACGCTTCATAAAGATATCGGGGATCCAGAGCGCCAGAAAGAGGTCGCGGCACCGTTCCTCTTCGGCACCGGCGTTCCGACGCAACGAAACGAAATCGAAGACGTCGGGGTGCGAGGGGT